TGCCATTCCATGAAAATTTAATTCGTTATTTTTGTTTTTCATATTTAAAGTAAACAGTTATTGTTGAATTTTCATTTTGAATCACTTTTTTAAAATGTCTGGGATCAGCCTGTGAAGTTTTTTCCTCACAGGCAGGTACTCTCTCTAGAGGAATCAAAGGATTCCCATATTCTCCTAAATAAGTTCATATCATCTCCTTTTTTTAGTTATCTAATTATTTAGATGGAGACAATTACTTCGTATTAGGAGTTGGTGCTGAAGCCACAGACTGTTTTACTGCTGGCATTGCACGGGAACCAAACCAAAAACTAATAATAGCGGCAAATAATCCTTCAGTTTGCTCATCCCATACTACATCAAGAGTTGCATTTAAATCACTACCATTTTTAATTGCTTGATACACTAACACTATTTTAACACCTATAAATGTTAAGAAAAACACATAAGTTATAAAAGGTCTTACAAATGCTCGTAATGAATTTATAAATCCTTTTTGATTTCCTAGAGCAGTATCATGTGCTAAAAGCATTTTTTGCTCTTCAAAATCTTTCTTTGCATCAAACAATTTGATATCTAAATCAACACCCTGTTTCTTTGCTTCTATTTGAAGTTTGTATTCTTCTGTTTTCTGTTTCTTTTCTGCTTTATCTTTGAATAAATCTACTATGCTAGGAACAGTTGAAGTTGCAAATCCTAACAGACTGCCTAATATTGTAAGCATAATATTCCTTTATACATCAGTTGAATCATTTTTAAAACTGTCAGTTAAAACTTTTAATTTACTATATGCTTGTTTAATTCTATTTTCATTTTCGCTAATTTTTGCATCAAATGCAGAAGAATCCACTTCAAATTTGTAATATATGTTTGATGCGAGAGGATTGTCTGGGTGTTTTGATCTCTGATATTCATTAGCCCAAACCCAGACATTTACTTGATAGGTGTTTTCTGATACTTCCACATCATAAGGTATGAGTTGATGTACCTTATAATACGCCTCATCTACAATTATTCCAGCAGTAGTTAAATAAGACTTTTTAATTGCCATTATTCGCTAAGTCCTGGGATTCTTTGTGTTCTGGATCATCTTTATCTTTGAACCAATAATCCGTACTCTTCGCTAGGACCGCGACATAGGCTCCAACCAAAATGTTGATTAGTTGCATATGATTATCTGTAGTACCACTTGTGAAAAATAACAAATATATTAAGATTAAAAATGTTCCAACGATAGCCCAAGAAAGAGAAATTCTTGCCCACCAATTTTTTACTTTTCGACTTTCAATTGCTGATAATTCTTTACCAGTATCTTTTATTTTTTTTGCCATTATATTTCCTCATAATGTTTCAGTTATTATCCTTCTGTAGGGAGACCCTTACCAATCGCAGTAACGGTTTCTCCGCCTGCTTCTGCATCTCTAATCCTTAAAGCACTAGTCATTGCTTGATCCAAAATATCAGCATTCATATACTTGACATTAGTAGGATCATATCCAAATTTAACCAAAAAGTCTTGTTTTTCTGAAACTGTAAGATCGGCATCTTCTGCTTCGAGTTCTTTTACTTCGGGTTCTTGGGTTTCTACTTCTTCATTCTTTTCTTTTGCTCGTTCCGGGCCGGTTTTACTCATTCCTTTATAAATCTTTTCACGTTGAGCGGTTGCCTTATTTCTTTCTGGAGATCCCTCTTTGGCTTTCAGGGCCTTATTTCCAGTTGCCATATAAGCTCTAACTTTCAACTCTGGTGAAAGTTCGTTAACCTGTTCTGCTTCTTCATTCTGTTGAAGCGGATCTATTATTTCTATGTTAGCAAAGGTGTCTTCTTTAGGGCTTTGCTCTTTAACATCATCCGTATGATGAAGAAGAAGTTTTTTAAGTTCTTCTTTTTCTTGATCACTTAAATTTTCAAATAATTCTTTTACATTTAACATTTTTTCCTTTTAAACTGGTGCTACTAGATCATCATCAAATTCCGAACATCCACACGGGTTTTCAGATGAACATTCACATGGATCGCAAGTGCATGGTGAACATTTGCATTCTGGATTATTACACATTTTAACTCCTTAAACTCCCTTATATTTATGTTTATACGGGATTCTGTTTCTTTAAGTATTTATTTCTTGTTTACTTTTATAATCTGCTATTGCTCCTTTAATAGCATCTTCTGCAAGAACCGAACAATGAATTTTTACTGGTGGTAATGATAATTCTTCTACAATTACTGTATTTGTTACTGAAAAGGCTTCATCTAATGTTCTTCCTTTAACCCATTCAGTTGCTAATGAAGAACTTGCAATTGCAGATCCACATCCAAATGTTTTAAATTTTGCATCAACGATTTTATCATTATCATCCACCTTTATTTGTAATTTCATTACATCACCACATTCTGGAGCCCCAACAAGTCCTGTTCCAATTGTTGGATCGTTTTTATCAAAACTTCCAATATTTTTTGGATTTTCAAAATGATCTAAAACTTTATCTGAATATGCCATATTAATTCCATCCTAAGTGTTGTTTTCCGTCTGCTGGAATATCTTTTACTGGTGTAAAACTCTCTCCACATCCACAGACATGTTCAAACTTGAGTCGTTTAAATATAAATCCCTGTTCTACTAAATTTCCTACTTTATAATCTACTTCTACATCACCGATTATATCATTAAGCATGTATTCGTCTACTACTAATTTAACACCATTTTCTGTAAAAACTAAATCTTCTGATTTAACACTATCTTCAAAATCTAAACTATATTTCCACCCAGAACAACCACCAGAATTTGCACCTACCCTTAAATAAGAAGTTTTAATGTCTTTATCTTCATCTTCAATCATTTCTTTAAAAACACTTGCGGCTTTTTCAGAAATTTTAAGTTCACATCCAGCTTGGTTTGTCTTCATTTTCCTCGATATGTTCATACATGAATGATGTCCTACAGCCACATGTTCCTTTTGCTGAAGGATTATTAAATTTTAATCCACGATCATTTAAATTATCTGACCAATCAATTTCTGTATCTTTAATATACAAGTGACTTTTTTTATCTACTAAAATATTAAGTCCGAAAGACTCAAATTCTAAATCAAATTTCCCCTTACGACTTTCAAAATCTACTGTATAAGTAAATCCAGAACATCCGCCTCCTTTAACTCCAATACGTAATCCTGTATTATCAGATACTTTTTGTTCTTTCATAATTCTTAATATTTTATTAGCGGCTTTTTCTGTTAAACTGACCATTTTTTCCCAATTTAAAGAACCCCACCCATTACAGGTGGGGTGCGCCAATTATTTATTCTCTACAAATTCATAGAGTTCAGAAGCCTTCTTCTTAATATCCTCAATGGAATAAGAATCTGGCTGAAGTTGATTAAACAACTTCATATTAGCATCGCCTTGCTCTTTTGCAAATTCCCATGCATCAATAGCAATTTGTGTTTGTTTTTGTTGTTGATCATAAAGATAACCAGAGGCCATCTCTAAGAGTCTAAATCTTAATTCATATGGATTAGACATATTGTCCTTTCTCTGTGTGTGTTTGTGTGTGTAATGGATTGTTTCTGTTCCGAGGCACAATCCCCAAGCCCGTCAGCAATTAAGCGGCCAAAGCCACCTGTGCCGAAGAATAATCGTCATTATTTGCGATTAAGTTAAATGACATTTTACATCTGTCAAGATGGTCTCCTCTGTATAATCACATTCAATCGAATTCTATTACAGCCCCATCAACGAAAGTCATATCCAAAAAAAAGTGTGGCATAAGTTATACCCAATGCAAGTATTATAATTATTGCCAGCCACATTAATTTTTTTTCCATAACATTCCTTGGTGGAGCTGATCGGAATCGCACCGATGTCTTAAATGCTACTCTACAGTATCATCAACTAAAACTATTTAGACAAATCTTGTGTCACATCTTTAATTTTTTCTATTTGTTTCATAATAATTTGTTCACGTTTTGGCCAGAAAATGTAATCTTTTTCTGGATTTTTCATAAGATTATATAAAATAGGTAAAATTAATTCTTCAACTTTACCCATATCTTCTACATATTTTTCTTCTAGATAATCTTTTTTATAACCAATTTCTTTTATAGCAGAATCTATTTTCTTTTCCAATGCTGAAAAATCTTTTGATTTTGCTTCAACTTCAACTATTTTCTTTTCTACTTCTGTGGTTTTTGCTTTATATTCTTCATCATCTACTGCGGAAAAACCGAAGTCAAAATTAGCATATTCTTCAGGTATTTGTGCCATGTTCGTATCCGTATTTGCAAATCCAATAAGAGTCAACTATATCTGAAATGGGATTTTTATCGCATTTTGTCTGAAATTCTTTTGTAAGTTCTCTCTGTGTGTCAGCCACAAAAGAATCATACATTAATTCTTTATTTGCGTTTCCCTTATCGGATGCATATTTTTTGATTACTGTAGGAGGTATCATTTCATACCTTAAATTACAGTTGTATAAAGTATTTTTTAAAATTGCCATATTTTCCGCAATTTGTAAAACTCGTTGTCCATTTGCGGAATATGCATAATTTTCAATAAAAACTGTTTCGGGTCTTATATCATATTTTATAA